CCCGAATAGTAGACGAAATGCCCTCGAGATTCAAGATAGGACTGACAGGGACACTAGAGAGGAAGGACGGCAGACACGTTGTATTCAGGGATTACTTTGGTCAGAGCGTACATAAGCCGCCAAAAGAAAATTATATGACTCCAGAGATAGATGTCATAAAATCCGAAGTAAGATTCCTTGACGGAAGCTTTACTCCTTGGGCAGAAAGAATCAACCATCTAGCAAACAACGAAGAATATGTACATAGTATTGCTCTGATTGCGTCAACATATGCAGCGGAAGGGCATAAGGTACTAGTAGTATCGGATAGAGTCGCATTTCTTAAAGTCTGTCAACGATTAGTCGGTGAAAATTCAGTTTGCATAACTGGGGATATGGATTTTTCAGAAAGAGAAGATACTATGAGGAGAGTGGGAGCAGATAAGAATATTTTGTTTGGTACGCAATCCATTTTCTCCGAAGGAATTTCCTTAGACGTGCTTAGTTGTTTAGTACTTGCTACCCCAGTAAATAATGAACCCCTTCTCACACAGTTAATTGGTAGAGTTATTCGTCTTAAAGAGGGCAAAATACAGCCAAAAATTGTAGATATCCACTTAAAAGGTAAGACGGCTAGTAGACAGGCTAACGCACGAATGGGATATTATGTGAAACAAGATTATAAGATAAACATTAAGTAACAGAAACTTTATTTGAATTAAATACATGAAAAAAATAGTTCTTGACAACCCCTCAAAAAATTGGTATAATATATGATATATTTTGACTGGAAGAAGATTTTAGAAACGAGTAACGGCAACGTTGCTGACATAATCACTATCTTAAGGATTATAACTTTTAAGATTACCCCAAAGAATTATTATGATAAGACCTTTAGGTTTTACGAAAAAAATTTTCATGGTAGCTCCTTTCTGCTTAACGCAAAAGAGTTACTTGAAAGAGGACGTAGCTTTAGTGATAAAGAAGTTGCGGAGTATGTAGGTGTTGCATCATTCCGAAACTACTATGAGTACGTTAAAACAAAAGACACCACACTAGATCTCATCTACTGTCAAGTAAGTGAGAACACTATTAACCAAAACAGACTGCTCGATATTAGAGATGGAAGGATTCATTTCAAATACGAGGAGACATTATAAGGAGAATTATTATGGCTATTGGCTTTAATACCACAAAGGGCTCTGCCCAAAAATCCAAGATTGAAACATACAATTTTGGTAACAAAGAAGATCATCACATCAGGCTAGTTGGTGATCTACTACCTAGATACGTTTATTGGATCAAAGGAGAGAATAACAAGAACATTCCTATGGAGTGTTTATCTTTCGATAGAAATTCAGAAACGTTTAACAATGTCGAGCATGACCATGTTCGAGATTTCTACCCTGACTTAAAATGCGGTTGGGCTTATGCAGTCCAGGGCATCGACTACTCTGATAAAAGTATCAAAGTGGTTAATTTAAAAAGGAAACTTTTTGACCAGATTTTAGTAGCAATGGAAGACATTGGCAACCCTACTGATAACGAAACTGGTTGGGATATTTACTTCAAGAGATTGAAGACTGGCCCACAAGTGTTTAATGTTGAGTATCAACTACAAATGCTTAAATGTAAACCACGTGCATTGGAAGATTGGGAACTAGAATTAGTTGCTGATCTTAAATCAATGGACGACGTATTGCCTAGACCTACACCTGACGCTCAATTAGAGTTGTTGAAGAAAGTTCAAGGCGCAGAATCTAATGAATCCGTAGATGAGGAGTTTGACGTATCATGATTGGAGTAGGAGAAAAATTTCCCGCGTTTTCACTTAACGGTGTAGACGAGGACAACGAATTTGTTGTAGCTAGTGTAACAGAGACTTACGAGCCTCTGAAACACGATTGGAGCGTAATTTATTTCTACCCTAAAGATTTTACTTTTATCTGTCCGACTGAAATTCAGGCGATGGATACATTAGTAGACCATGCAAATGTCATAGGAATTAGCGGAGATAATGAATTTTGTAAGTTAGCTTGGAAACAAAGTAATGAATTGATAGGTAATATCAGACATACTTTAGCTGCTGATACAGGATTATTTTTAACAGAAGCACTAGGAATTATGGACGAAGATGAAGGAGTATGCTTACGAGCTACTTATATCATTGATGCCGATAATTTTGTCCAGCATGTATCAGTAAATGCACTAGATACAGGAAGGAATGCAAATGAAGTTCTTAGAACTCTAGAAGCACTTCAAGCTGGTGGACTTACAGGTTGTGAATGGCAACCTGGGGACGACTTCGTAGTATGATTCTATTCACAGCGGACTGGCACATTAAACTTGGACAAAAGAACGTACCTGTAGATTGGGCAATCAATCGATATCAGATGTTTTTTAATCAAGTTACTGAGCTAGAGAAAGACTGTGAATTGCATATCATTGGCGGGGACTTGTTTGATCGAGTCCCCTCAATGGACGAACTTACTCTATACTTTGATTTTATCAGAGGAGTAACAATTCCTACTATTATTTATGACGGAAATCATGAAGCTACTAGGAAGAACAAGACTTTCTTTACTAATCTAAAGAAAGCAACTTCAGATGTGAATGGATTGGTCGAGGTAATCGATACTACTTATGTAGAAGATGATTGGGCAATCCTTCCATATGCTGATTTACATAGGAAAGGTAGTATAGAATCGATTGATGCAGATATATTATTTACGCACGTTCGAGGAGAAATACCACCCCATGTAATGCCTGAAGTAGAATTAGAAAGATTTGATAGATACAAGATTGTATTTGCTGGAGATTTACATGCACACGAGAATACTCAAAGAAACATAGTATACCCCGGCAGTCCTATGACTACATCATTTCATAGAAACAGAGTAAAGACAGGTGCTTTACTTATTGATGATGATTGGTCTTGGACATGGCACGAACTTGATTTACCACAGCTAATCAGAAAGACAGTAACAGACCCTAATGAAATGGTAGGTACTGACTTTGACCATACCATCTACGAGTTAGAAGGTGATGTGCAAGATTTAGCAAAAATAAAGAACTCAGACCTACTAGACAAGAAAGTTGTAAAACGACAAGTAGAAGCTACTTTGTCTCTTACCTCTGATATGTCTATGGGCGACGAATTAGTTGTATATCTACAAGATATACTGAGTTTAGATGAAGATAAAATTAAAGCAATTATAGGAGTGTACAATGATTATTCTACAGAAGTTAACTTGGGATAACTGTTTCTCCTATGGTACAGGCAACGAAGTCAATCTAGCAGATGCTACACTGACGCAGCTGATTGGGACAAATGGTGTAGGTAAATCATCTATACCCCTAATCTTAGAAGAGGTCTTGTTTAACAAGAATAGTAAAAATGTCAAAAAAGCAGATATTGCGAACCGTTATATTAACAGTGGTTACGATATTAGCCTTGACTTTTCTGTTGATGCCGATAATTATACGATTGAGGTACATCGCAGGGCTACCCTAAAATGTAAACTCACAAAAAACGGCGAAGATATAAGTAGTCATACGGCTAGTAATACCTATAAAACCTTGGGAGAGATATTAGGTATTGACTTCAAAACCTTTACTCAGCTTGTTTATCAGAATACAAATACAAGTTTACAGTTTTTAACTGCAACAGATACTAATAGGAAGAAATTCCTAATTGATTTATTAAAACTTGATGATTATGTTGCTTTCTTTGAAACATTCAAAGAAGGTGTAAGAGTCGCAACACAGGAAGTTACAGCACTAACTGCGAAAACTGAAACAATAGTTAAATGGTTAAATGACAACAAATTGGAGACTATAGATGTACTCTCCAAAGTGAATTTACCAAAAATCTCGGAAAGAGATGAAGAAACTTTACGTCAGTTACAAGTAGACTTTGAAAATATCTCCGAAAAAAATAAAAAAATCAACGAGAATAATTTTCTTGTTGACCAGTTAAAGTTACTAGATATTGGTAAACTAAGAGCTGATTTACAAACGCACCCGGAGATTGTAGAAACTAAAGAACTTACTGGCGCTATAGGTGCTTGGCGTTCAGAACTTGCACACGAAGTTCGTATGCGAGATAAGTATGAAAACTTAAAAAATGCTGAAGATCAGGAGTGTCCTACCTGTGACCAGCCAGTAGACCTTGCTTTTATAGAAGGTAGGTACACAGAACATAACGAAAGAGCACAAAGTTGCACTAAGTTTATGAAAGCAGAACAGGACAAGCTAGAGAAAGCAGAGTATGAAAATGAAATACATAGGAAAGCAGCCAAAGGAATCAGAGAGTGGGAAAGAATCTTCTCCTCTATTGACTCCTCGCTTACAACGACAGTTAGCGATCCAGAAGCAGTCAAGGGGCGTATTCAAGAACTTAGGAATAAAGTTAAGGAAGCTCGTGCAGAGCTGGAGGAAGTAATTACCGAGAATGAAAAGAGAGAAAGACACAATACAAGAATTGAGATTATACAAGAACAAACTACTCAGTTTGAAAAAGAGCTTGATAACATTATCAGCAAGCTCAGCAGTATTGAAGATAAACTTTCAATTCTCGAAATACTTAAAAAGGCATTTAGTACAAATGGACTTCTCGCTTATAAAATCGAATCCCTCGTCAAAGAACTAGAGATGCTCACTAATGAGTACCTCGCCGAGTTTAGTGACGGTAGATTCAGTATAAATTTTGTAGTAGAGAATGATAAACTAAACGTAGAGGTTACTGATACTGGTAAACTCATAGACATACTAGCGTTATCTAGTGGTGAACTCGCAAGAGTAAATATTGCGACATTAGTTGCAATACGAAAACTAATGACATCTATTAGTAGAAGTCAAATCAATGTGCTGTTCCTCGATGAGGTAAACCAAGCACTTGATGAACAAGGAAAAGAGAAGATCGTAGAGATTCTCTTAAAAGAAGAAAACTTAAACACATATCTAGTATCGCATGGTTGGACACACCCACTATTAGCGAAAATAGAAATTGTAAAGGAAGATAACATATCTCATTTAGAATAATATGAAAAATGGAGACACCTTTTGGTTACACATATGCCCTTACAAAACTGAGTTTAGAGAGTACATTCCAGTAGGAGTGACTTGTAAAACTTGTGATTGGGAAGAGCTTGATGACCATGAAAAGAATATAATAAGACAACAAGAACACAGAGAAAGAATGGAGCAAGATTATGACTACTAGTATACAAATAGCACTACGCGCAATAGAAGACCAACTACAACAAGATCGGGGTACAATTGTACCTGGCATGGACTTGATTGCTGATTGTGGTGCGGATAGTTTGGATATGGTAGAGATTGTGATGCAATTGGAGGAACAACTAGATATAGAAATTCCTGATGATGCACTCGCAGATCTAAAACTCCACGACGTAGATAACTTAATTAAATACATCGAAACTCTCTAGTGGTTAACAGTAGACAGAAAGGTCATAAGGCCGAACTACTTGTCGCCAATATGTTGGAGCGTCACACCCAGTTACCATTTGAACAAACCCCAGGGTCTGGAAGTGGTAAAATTAAGGGTGACTTATGGTTAAAACACCAAAAGAATGTATATCTTATAGAAGTAAAATTTTACAAAGATGATG